TGGCGTTTTAATGTTATTATATCGCAAGATATTATGGAGATTGTGATGCCAAATGTAGATGGTAAAAAGTTCCCGTACACAGCCGCAGGTAAAAGGGCTGCAGCCTCGGCGATGAACAAGAAAAAGAAGAAGCAGTATGGCACAACGACGAAGCGGAAGATGCCCGCGCGTAAGAAGTGATGTGGACGGCGCTGCTTCTGCTTTGCAGCGTCGAGGGTAATTGCTTTGCGTTTGGCAGCCCCGTGATGCAGAGCGAGAGCCAGTGCATACAGTCCATACCGAGCGGGCTGGAATACGCGCGGCAGACGTTTCCTGCGTACCGCGCGATGGATTATCAATGCGTCCAGTGGGGCGAAGGAGCGTAGATGGCTAAGACGGGTTTATATGCGAACATCCACGCGAAGCGTAAGCGCATCGCGGCGGGGTCAAAGGAAAAGATGCGCAAAGCTGGCAGCAAGGGCGCGCCTACCGCTAAAGCGTTTAAGAAGGCCGCGAAGACCGCGAAGAAGCCTGCGAAGAAAAAGTAATGGCGACGAAACGCAAATCAGGCCCAAGCCTATCTGTTGGGCGCGGCGAGAAGCTTTCGGTGAAGCGTGGCGGCGGTTTAACCGCCAAGGGGCGCGCAAAGTACAACAAGGCGACCGGCAGCAAGTTAAAAGCACCCGCGCCGAGCCCCAAAACGAAATCAGAGAAAGCGCGTAAAAAGTCGTTCTGCGCCCGCTCACGGGGCTGGACGGGTGAACGCGGCAAGGCAGCACGCAGAAGGTGGAAGTGTTAAGATGGGCAAGGCCTCAAACTTATTAGACTTTTTGATGAAGGGCAGCGATTACTTCGACGCGCCCCGCATTGGAGGGGGGCGCGCAAAAGACCCCGCGCTCTACACGCCATTTTCAGCGGTTAAGCATACCAAGACAGCCCCCAGTCAATATCAAGTGCGCGGCCGAATAGGCGAGGGGCTGCTTCCGCCATCAGTCATAGAGCCAGAAAGTTTACTTGGCAAAAATATGTACTTTGCTACGGGCGACAGAACGTCGAACCAGAGAATGATTGATGAAATAAACGAATATATTCTGCAGGACAGCCCGATGACATACGGCGGTCCGGAATATATGGATCAGGTCGGTCGAGGCGTTTGGGCTTCAGAGGCAAACCCCATGAAGGCAAAGGCCAACGCCCTTAGAAACGCGTCTCAAAGGGGCGAAGATATATTGCTAAGCTATATGCCTATGAGCGAGCGATCAGGTGATTTTTCTAAACATATGTCCGACATCTATGGCTCCATGATTAGATCAGGCGGCAATCGGGGCGGCTGGCGAGACAACGTATCTAAAATAGATGACGCAATTGCTGAGAGATTTCCCAAGCTAAAAACTCAGGTAAGCATATCATCCCCAGACTTTCCGGCTTGGCTGTCTAGTCAGAAGGGAGGCGACCGAGCGTCTTTAATTAAGTTTTTTGACAGCAACCAAATGCAGGGGCTTGGGATGCCTGACGTGGCGGCGGCTAGATTTGCTGTAACTAACCCTGACTTAATGCTGTCAGACACCGCTAGTATTGGCTATAGGATAGGAACGCCGAAGCCGGAGGGAATGCCTATCAGGTCTAATGAGCACCCGTCTTACAATACATTCGTGGAGCGGGCAGAAGGCACTGGGAGCTCCACTTTGGGGTTTGATGTGCCGTATATCATAGGGGCTAGAGATAGCGCGCTTCCCAAGGCTGCGTCTACGGGCAAGCTAGAGGCAATGCCCAAGGATGTTAAGTCTTATATGGGTAACCCAAATATCAATCAATTTATTGATCAGCAATGGGTTGATGAGGTCAGCACATATAGGAATCTACTGCAGTCTCAAGGCAAGGCAAGGGCTGATGAATACACGCGAAATTTACTTGACGCATTTATTGATCGATGAGGTCTGAGATGTCTTTTAATGTTTCATCAATCATCTCAGTGATTTCTTCGGGTAAGTCTTCTTGGCTTTCCCACAACATCATAACGGTTGCCTCGATGCTGCGCCTAATTGGCTCTAGCCTTTCGTCTTCCATTTTAAACCCCCTGCGTTTTGCAGTACCATATATAAGCAGGTTAACAAAAAGTTACAAGGCGGCGCATAATGGCTGATATACGAAGAACATTTTCCCGAATGCTTGGCGAGGACGAGGGCGGAGGCGCTGCATATAAGACGCGCACCGGCAAGATTGTGACAGATCCCATGACTGGCCGATCATATCGCGAGCAAGGCGATTATGTGTATTCAGACGAAGACTTGCAGCGCGCAGTAGATTTTCGCCAGCCGCTAGAAAACCCCACGCAGATGGGGATCTTTGATGCCGTCTTAGCGCAAACGCAGAACCCCAGAGCAGCATACGACGCCGCCGTAGGCGCAAGCTACGCGCCCGTTCTTGGAACGGTTATTGGCGGGCAAGACGCATATAGAGGCGGGCGCAGCTTTTTGGGCGCCATGAGAGATGGCGACGCCGCAGGAATGAAGGCGTCTGGCTTGGAGGCTCTGCTCGGAGGGGCCGACGTGTTGATGACTGCGGCGCCATTTATGAAGCCCATGGCTAAGACCACAATGCGTGCGCTTAGGGCAACTGGGGCGTCTCCGCAGGGGGCCGTAGCGCCCACTATGGTCGCCGGAACGATTGCGGCAATGCGCGACCAGCAGCCGGAGCAGTTGAACGTGATAGACGAATACCTTAAATCCCTGCAAGCCCGCCGATAAAGGACACCGAAATGGAAAATGAGATCAACGACCTAGTCAACGAGTTGGAGCAGGAAATCGACCCCAACGTGATGAGCGACGACGAGCTGCAGGGCATCGTCGGCAAAGAGATCGACGACGCGATTGACTACATCGACAACAACATCTCGCCGATCCGCGCGCAAGCAACCGAGTATTATCGGGGTGAGCCGTTTGGCGATGAAGAGGACGGGCGCAGCCAAGTGGTCAGCATGGACGTACGCGATACCGTACAAGCCATCCTGCCGTCGCTGATGCGGATCTTCCATAGCACCGACAACACCGTCGAATACGCGCCGCAGGGGCCCGAGGACATCGCTGCGGCGGAGCAGGCGACCGATTACGCGAATTTCATCATCAACCGCGATAACAACGGCTTCTTGGCCATGCACTCCGCGTTCAAGGATGCGCTGATCCGCAAGGTTGGCATTCTCAAGTGTTGGTGGGATGACCAGACCACGATTGACGCCTACAACTACACCGGCCTCGACGATAACGCGCTTGCGGCGCTTGCCGCTGATCCCGACGCCATGATCACCGTGCAGGCGTCTATGCCTGTCGGCGAGCCTGCGCTGAACCCCATGACGGGTGAAATGCTGCCGCCCCCGATGATGCACGACGTGCGCGTTGAATATACGCGCCCCGATGGACGCGTTAAGCTGGAGGCTGTGCCGCCCGAGGAGCTGCTAATCTCCCGCGAGGCCAAATCTATCGCGGAAGCAGATTACGTCGCCCACAGGCGCATTGTGACAGTCTCAGAGCTGGTTGCGATGGGATATGACTACGACGAGGTCGCCAGCATGTCATCCGCGTATGACGACATGAACACCAACGTCGAGCGTTACACGCGCAACCCCGCGCTGACCAACGAGATGAACGAGCGCAACGATCCGGCGATGCGTAACGTGCTGTACGTCGAAAACTATATCCGCGTTGATTATGACGGCGACGGCATCGCGGAGCTGCGCAAAATCTGCACGGCGGGCGACGGCAACAAGATACTGAACAACGAGCCGATTGACATGGCCCCCTTCGCCACGTTCTGCCCAGATCCAGAGCCGCACGACTTCTTCGGCATTAGTGTGGCGGACACCGTCATGGACATTCAGCGGATCAAGTCTGTCATCATGCGTAACACGCTGGACAGCTTGGCCATGTCCATACACCCCCGCGTGGCTGTCACAGAAGGCATGGTGAATCTCGACGACGTTATGAACACAGAGGTCGGCAGCATCATCCGCCAGCGCCAAGCCGGTCAGGTGCAGCCGCTGTCGATGCCGTTTGTTGGCCGCGAGGCGTTTCCCGTTCTGCAATATATGGATCAGGTCAAAGAGGCCCGCACAGGCATCTCAAAGGCGTCTCAGGGGCTAGACGCCAACGTTCTGCAGTCTACCACTGCCAGCGCCGTTGCAGCGACTGTGAGC